CTTCAAGTTCTTCATCACTTAAAGCTTTAATACTATCATAGTCTTCGCTGTCGACGTTAGCAATACCAATCTCACGAAAAAGCCAGTATGGTGGTACTTTGCCTCCGATAATTCGAAGTGCAAGATTTTCAAGCACAAAGCGATGAGCTTTGTTATCTACCTTTAATGGTAAGCCTTTATCTAAAATCTCTCTATACTCCATACTAACCTCTATCTGTTGATGTTGCTATTGCTAGTGAACGATTAATGCATTGTACAACTACTCTTTCAAGTTCTGCAGTGTCTGCTTTGTCCGACATGTGAACATGGATAGTGTCAAAGAATTTAGAAATGTTCATGGTGATAGCCGTTGAACGCTTTCCCCCTGTTGCTATTTCTTCTGCTGATTTTCCATGTTTGCCCTTCTTGCCTTTTTTGCCTTTACCTTTCTTGCCTTCACCAAAAACAACCTCGTTACTTGTTGTTTTGGCTGAACCTTTTATTCCTGGATCTGCAATCTCCGACTTGCTTTCAGCTTTCGCTTTGTCCTTTGCTCGCTCGTTCTTTAGGTTCTTGTTGAAATTAGCACCGATATTTGTCGCTGTATCATAAGTTGAGATATAAGCTTTTTTGAAAGCGTTATAACCGCTTATTTGCTTAATGCCATCAGTGAATGAATCAGCTGCACCTTTGAAATCACCTTTAAATAACTTATAAAGTGACGTCGCAACGCTCCCTAAACCTTTCACCAAGTCGGTTATTCTATCAATCAAGAAGTCTTTTAGGATATTTCCAAATTGCTTGATGGTATCCCACATGGTGATCAAGAAGGCACGAAAGCCTGCAAATTTAACCCAGGCATATCCAATGGCTGCCACAAGTGCGACAACTGCAGTAATCACTATTCCTATTGGGTTTAGTGTCATTGCTGCGTTTAACGCCCATTGGACTGTAGTCCAAATAACGGTTGCTGCCTGGCAAAGTTTTGAGACAACCAAATAAGCAGCTAACGCTGCATTGTAAGCTTTCCACATGGTGAAGATAGCTAGCACAACTCCTCCAAGTATTGCTAATTCCGTTTTGAACTTCATCACAAACTTGATGCATGCACCAAATGCTCTAAATACCATCTGTAATCCATTTGTGATAGTTGGAATAATGGCAGTAATCTGATCAACCAATTCACCAATAGGGCTATTAATGCCTTTTGAAAGCTCTTCTGCACTGGTTACAACTGTATCTTGAAGTGTTGAAAGCTTTCCTTCCAGGGTTTGGCTTTTAGCTTCCATCATGCCGTGGAACTTTCCACCTTCACCAGTTGCATGTGCAATTGCTTGTGCCACATTCTCTGCAGTGATTTGCCCTTTAGACATCATGTCTTTGAGGTCTGCAACAGACTTACCTGTCATCTCTGAAAGTTCATGAACTGGGTTAAATCCAGCGTTGATAAACTGCTGTAAATCTTGACCCATCAAGTAACCTGTAGATGAAACCTGACCCATTACAAGTGAAAGAGAAGCGAATCTATCTTTATTACCACCTGAAATATCGCCTAACTGCTTCATCAGTGGCAAAACTTTCTCGGTTGAAATACCAAAGTTAAGCATCTGCTGCGCACCTTCTACGAGCTCCATTTTACCGAATGGCGAATGGTTTGCAAAGTCGCCTATTTCTTTAAGCATTTCACCTGCTTTCTTCTCGTCGCCTACAAGAGTTTTAAACGCTACAGCGGTGCTTTCTGCTTGTGCGCCTAAGCGTGAAACAGCACCAATACCAGCACCGATGAGCGTTGTAGGATTCATCAAGAAAGCCATACCTGGAATGCTCATTAAACCAGACTTGAAAGAACTAAAATTAAACGTCTTTGTAAGTGCTGTTTTCGCCTCTAAAGACTTTAATTTTATATTATCAAGTTGTTTCTCGCAAAGGCGAGCCGTCGCCAAAGTATTACCTGGCGATGCAGTTATCTTGATTAAAAATTTTAAAGCATTATCCATTACTTTCTAGCTTTCTTATTTCACTCAGATTTTTTATCGTTTGCGCCCAAACTTCATCGGGCATTTCGTTTGGATCTATTGAAAGATAATAGCGGAGAACGGTGTCCCAAAAGAGGACATCTACACCGTCCGAAGTATCAACTTCAGCATCTTCTAGAGCTTTTTTATTTCTGCTTCTTTCACCTCCAAGATGTCTTCCATCTTTTGAATTGCAGCTAAGAACAAAGAGTCATCCTCTTTGATTTCTTCATCGCCATCAACCCATAAAGCGTTCAGCATTACTTCGCTCATCTTGATGGGGTCTTTGACTGCCGAAGCATAAGATAAATCCTTGCGTGTTGGACGGTGCAAAATGCAACTCTTATCTTCCACTGTGATTTCGAAAAGCTCACCGTGTTTTGCTTTCCAGTCCTTAATTTGCTCTTTTGTAAACTTCATCTTTTACGCTTGTTTTTTGTTTAAAAAAATGAATGGAATTGTCTTTTCAAGGTTTTTGTCTCCTTGCTTCCATTCTGTATTATCTTCTGTGAATTCTACACCGATAAGAATGTCTGTTGTCATCGCATCTCCTTGCGAGGGGTCGCCATAAGCAACAACGATGTCTATCGACGTGTTCAAAATATCACCTTTAGCAGCTTCACGAAGTGCCAAATATTCACTTTGTACAAGGCTAATTTCACCGCTGTAATCGTAGTTGCCACGCTGTACAGAATGTGGCTTATTGCCCTTTGCGTGGAGCAATTCCTTTTCACGCTTGATATTGTACTTGATACCACGCAAGCCAGTGATATTTCGTCCACCCATTACAACGGTGATATCCGCCCATTCATACTCTCTTGAATTAAACATATCTTTTTAAGTTTTATAGCAAGGTAGAACTTAATCTACCTTGCATTATTTTACTTTTTACCTTTTGATTTGCCACTCTCTTCAACTAAGAAGCCTAGGTTCACATCGATAAAGCGTGAATAACCGAATGGTCTAACCTTGATAGTCACATTAATCTTACTTGTAGCAAGAACATTCTGCGAAGCATCAATGAAAGCCTTGCAACCTTCTCCAGCTTCTGTTGCAGAGAGTTCACCCGCTGCAGTCATTGCACGATTGATAGCGTTCTCTATTTCTTGTTGCCAAGCCATCACAACACCTTGATGCAAAGTGCCATCTTCATTCACTGTTAGCTCGTCTAACATAAAGTTAAGAAGAGCGTTGTATGCGATGCGATAAGCCTTATCAATGGTTCTTCTAGCAGTCAAGTGTGAATAGTCGTCTGTTTGCTCACAAG